GAGAATGTTCCAGAAGAAAAGAAGAACAATGAGAAATCGGCTGAAAACAAGGTTCAGACAGAATCAAAGCCATTTTTCAATTTTTAAAAAACAGACAGTCATAAATCAAAATATATATCACAAAATTGTAAGACCTGTCACCTGAATGGTGGCAGGCAGAAAGGAGACGTGACAATGAACATTTCAGATTACATCCCTTTCGGAAAGGACAATGCGATTTCAAGAAAAAAGCTAGAGAAGGTGACAGGATTGTCAGACAGAGACATAAGGGAAGAAATTGCAATGGCCAGAAGAAACACGGTAATACTTAATCTATCCAATGGACAAGGGTATTTTCAACCAATAGAGGGCGAGGAAGATGAACTTGTCATTAAGTATTACAAACAGGAAAGCAACAGATTAAAGAGAATAGGTTGGTCGTTGCTGGCAACAAGGAAAAGAGTAAGGGAGATACAGAATGGCAGTTAATGCAAGGCAGAAGGGGGCAAGGTTTGAAAGACAACTTGCCGGGCATCTAAGGGAATACGGATACAGAACCAGAAGAGGTCAGCAGTATTGTGGGGCAAATGGTGATGCAGACGTTGTGGGACTTCCGGGAATACATATAGAAGCAAAACATCAGGAAAAAATGCACTTGTATGACTGGATGGAGCAGGCAAGAAGAGATTCAAGGCAGGATGAACTTCCAGCAGTGTTTCACAAGAAAAACAATGCAGACATTCTGGTGACAATGACACTTGATGATTGGATGCAGATATATAGGGAATATGAAGCAGGAAACTACATTAAGATGGGAGAAACAAATGGGAAGACCTATAAAGGCAGGACTTAGTTATTTCCCAAAAGATGTTGATTATTATGAAGACTTTAAAATAATGGACCTGATGAATGAATATGGTCCATTGGGTCAAACCATTTACGACATAGTCATTTCGATGGTTTACCGAGAGGGTTACTTTCTTGAGTTTAAAAACTTTGAACAGCTCAAGAAGAACCTTCCGGTTAAAATCATCAAGACAATCGGTAACAGATGGGTTAACAAAAAAGACTTTGTGTTACAAGTTATTCTCTCTTGTGCGGACATAGGTCTGTTTGATCATGACCTCCTGATGCAAGGAGTTATAACCTCTGTTGGAATTCAGCGACGCTACGATACAGTGACTGTTAGGAACAAAGTCCAGAAAACAAGGTACAGGTTGATTGATGAAAAAGGTCAACCCTTATTAAATGAACCATTAAAACCGATAAATGTAACAGAAACAAGTGTAAATGTAACAGAAACCAACATAAATGATACGGAAATACAACAAAAGAAAATAAAAGAAAACAAAAGTAAAGAAAATATAAAGTATTTTTCCAACGAAAACCTTAATGACGTGTTTAGACAATTTCTGGAACTTAGGGAACAAAAGGGAAGACAGATTGTTGGCTATCAGATACAGACATTGATTGAGAGACTTGAACAGGTGGCAGACACGGACGAGGAGAAAATACAGGCAGTCAAGAATGCCATAGCAGGTGATTGGAGTAATTTTTATCCTGTAAAGAAAGAGCAACAAAACAAGAAGACATTTAATGACCAAAGGCAATATGACTATCAGGCATTGGAAAGACAACTGATTGAAAACAGAGACAAGAGGAGGAAACAACAAAATGAAAGTTAAGGATATTAAGGACATAGAAATTCGCTTAGAGGAATTGGACAGAATGGAATCGCAGATTTTATTTTCAGTTTCAATCTTATCAGCAGATGATCACGTAAGATTGGCAAGAATCAAGGAAGAGAGAGCAGAGCTTAAGGCGAAGCTGGAGGAATTGAATGAGAAAAAAGACAAGTAAGGAATTTGGCTGCATTTTAACACATAAACAGGAAAAGTTCATAAATGACGGAAGACCAAGAGACAATGCACTAAAGATTTTTAGAGCAAAGGCTTATGGCAATGGAGGAAATAAGGATGGCAAGAATGTCAAAAGAGGAACAGGCAAGACGTGAGGGTATGGCATATGCTCTAAGGTTTGCAAGAGAAAAGGGATTGGATGCCTTGGAAGCAGACCTGAAAATGAGAAATGCCATTGACCTACCTTTAAGGGTATCAAAGGCAGACTTAGACAAATTCAGTGACAATGTTAAGTACAACACAGTACTGTATGTAAAAATCCTAATGGCTGTAACAATGCATGATGAATTTGGTTTTGGCAACAAAAGAATAAAGCAGATGTTTGAGAGATTCGACAACAAGGCTGAATGCATTGCAGAGGATTACAGCACATGGGAAGAGCAGATAAGCATAATTGCAGAAGAATGTGGAATAGACATGGACAGCGAAAGAAGAGACTTAAGAACAGTGATTAAATAAATTAATTTAAAGGCAAAGGAGTAAATAACCAATGAAGAATACACTATCAGATTTGAACAACTATTTGTTTGAAGCAATTGAAAGAATAAATGATGATGAGCTGTCAATGGAAGAACTTGATAAGGAAATCAAGAGAAGTGAATCGGTCAACAAGATTGCCAAGACAATCATTGATAATGGGAACCTGGCATTGCAGGCGAAAAAGCACTTTGATGAATACGGAAGCGGTGAGGATGTTGAAATCCCATTGCTTGGAATAACAAACAAATGAATGGAGAGCTGTAAGTAATGTATGGAATGAAATACACGGATGAAATGAAGCAATTCATTCTGGATAATTACAAGGGAAGATATAACCAGGAGCTTGCAGACCTGTTTAATCAGAAGTTCAATACCAACATAACAAGTAGAACGATTAAATCATACAAGGCAAACAATAAATTAAATTCAGGATTAACCGGCAAGTTCAGAAAGGGGCAGACACCACACAACAAGGGCAAGAAAATGCCAAAGGAAGTCTATGAAAAAGTAAAACACACAATGTTTGCAAAGGGCAACGTTCCACCAAACCACAGACCTGTTGGAAGTGAAAGAATTTCAAAAGACGGATACATAGAGGTTAAGGTTGCGGAGCCTAACAAGTGGAGATTAAAGCAGAGAGTTGTGTATGAAGAAACTAAGGGAAAAATCCCCGAAGGCTGCCCAATAATATTCCTTGATGGAAATAAGAGAAATTTCGACATCGACAATTTAAGGTGCATAACCCGGTCGGAACTACTATATCTCAACTGCAATGGGTTGAACAATTCAAATGAGATTACGGAAACAGGCATTCTAATGGCTAGATTAGACAGAGCCAAGAACAAAAAGATGCAGGAACTAAAGGACAAAAATGTTAAGAAATGTTAAGGAGTGAGAGAAATGTTAAATATCGAAAAGTATAAAGAAGAATTGGAGAATAATTGTATGAGCTTAACACATAGAGAAGAAGTAAATCTTTACGAAACAATTCAGAAATCATTTTCTAAAATTCTAATCAAAGATTTAAAGGAAAACGAAAGAATTTGTCCTGTTTGCAATGGTCTTGGCATGAGAATTGAAGACAATGTTTATGGTATTAAAGGTGATGATTCTGAAGCTGGCAGAAAATATCATTTCCCATATAAGCATCAAGCACTTTCGTTCTGCCGAAGTTGTTTCAATGGAGTACAGAGATTATGTCCTTATTGTTGGCAGCCATATAAGAATCAGTCATATATGCATTGCGACTGCGAAGGACAGAAGAAAGCTGATGAAGAAAAGAAATTAAAAGAATGGAAGGAAATAATTTCTAAAGCAACTGTAGTTGAGGAAAAAGACGTTGATACGATGCTCTATTGTGAGGAATATGATGAGTATTACGATACTGTTGATGATTTCTTTGATAGTTACATTAATTACCATACAAATGAATCAGAAATAAAGCCTGAAAGATTGTGGGTTTGTAGCGTAGAAAAGATTTATGTTGACGCTGAAAGTGTAATTGAAAGTGCTTGTGAAGATTTACATGAAGAGGCAAGTGAACAGTGTGATACAGATGGATTACAAAAATTGTTGGATAAATGGTGTGAGGAGCAAACAGGAACTACTACATATTATCCATGTTATAACCAGTGTGTTTTGATTGATTGGAATGAGTTAGAAGGAGAATAACATGACAAACAAAGAATTTTGTTTTTTGGAACGATAGCATATGTTGCATACATATGTCTTTAGAAAGGAGAAAAGAAGATGAAGATTGAAACTAACAGAGGGTGTGTAAGCAAATTTGAGGAGTTGAAGATTGGAGATGTATTTATTTTTAATGACGAGGTTTTTATAAAAATTGAAGCAACTGGAATTAACGCAGTGTATTTAAAAAATGGTACTACATCATATTTTTTTGAAGATACGGAAGTAAAACTAATAGTTGATGTAACATTAGTGTTGAATTAAGGAGGAAAGAAATGAGATTAATAGACGCAGATAAAATAGACTTTAATGAAGTGTTTGTGGGAGCAAGTAAGTTTGCAGAAGATACAAGACAAGCAGGAAAAATGCTTATTGATGCACAGCCAACAGCTTATGACGTGGATAAGGTCATAGAAGAAATAGAAGAATGGACAGCAAGAATAAATGTAATTATTGATAAAAGCGGTAAAACAGGACAAGTTGATGTTATAGGCTCAAATAAAGCAATTAAGATTGTGGAAGGTGGTGGAGTAAGTGGCGATAATTAACACATTGGCAATAGTCCTGGTAATTGGAGCAGTGTTCGTCTTATGGGCGATATGCAAGTTGCAGGATAAGGATTAGAAACAAAGGTACATTGATAATTGAATATTGGTAGTTTATATCTGCAAAAATTGCGCCAAAATCCTTTCTGGTAAAATGATATGGTAAAATTAAAATATAAAAACAAGGAGGTCATATAATATGGCAGATTTAAAAAAAGAAAGCAAATTGTATCAAGAATTATCAGAAAAGTGTGAAAATGTAGATTACACATTAGAATTGTTTAATGAGTGTATCGAAATTGCTAAAAAGGCAGATCCTAGGGAAATTAAATATGTTCTGTTTAATTTGAAAGCTTTATATGAAAAA